TGTAGCAGACCTTGCTAAAAAAACGCCTTGTGATCTATTGCCTTTACTTATATTGCATCTACGACAACAGGCCACAGCATTATCTAAATTGACTACTAACTCAGGAGCTTTGCTTATAGGTATAACGTGGTCTACTTGATCTGCATCTTGCCCACAGTATGCACAGGTGTAATTATCCCTAGCTAATACTTTAGATCTAAAGCCATCACGATAGGCACGCTTTAATCTAGGGTCACCACGCTTAGACACGTTTTAATATGTCCTCATCTTGCGCTTCAACGCAGCTATAGCACCAAGCCTGATAGTCCCTGTGTTTGCTCCATATGATTTCACTTTCATCACTTGGTAACCCACAATGCTTGCATATTACTATACCCATTAGTACCACCTATGCTTCTTGTAATGAGCCCAGGCTAGGCAAGGGCTACCGTTATATCGTTTGTTTATGTATTTTAGCCCTAAGTCTATCTGTTTGTAAGGGTTAGTTTCTTTTAGTTTTAATAGCTGTGGTATGCCATACGCTGTAGATTTAGGATTAGTTGCTTTCGGCCGCCAATTACTTTCCTTTGTGTAAAGCTTTTCTAAACATACAAATTGTCTATAATTGCCTATTTTTATATGTGCATAGATTTTGTAAGCATCTGTAGCATTTAGATCAGCGTAACTGGGTAAGGTCTGTAAAGATAGCGAGCTTACAAATAAGCATAGAGCTACCCAAAACTTTTGCAGCTTTAGCGAGCTATCGCCCTTCGGGGCTCGCTTGCAGCGCAGAAAGTGTAGCAAGGTGGTCAAGCATTTGAGCAAATTGTGGATAACTTGAACGGGGCTTGGGCGTGTTGTCCACAGGTTTTGCGCCCCTGTGGATAACTTAATTACGCACCTGTCTAGCAGTATCCACATCTACCATAGTTATATCCAGTAGCCCGCACCTTGTGCATTGTAGGCATTTAACGTTAGGTGGCAGGTGGTCAGACACTACGCGCTCTAGCTGTAGCGTTACGGTCTTACATTGTCGGCATTGAGCCTCTATGTAAAGCATAGTTTTCAACCCCATCCTTTATTGTGCTAAAGCTATTTGTGGATACGGCATATTGGCTATAGGCCATAGGTAACTTTGTGGAATCCACCAGTTGGCCTGCACTTTATGCCTAAACTTGCCATCCTTGGCCCAAGTAATAGGCAGGCAGCCTACTACTGTGTACTCTGGCGATTTATTTATTACAAATACTGCTATATCCTCATCACGATCTATTGGCTGTATTATCAAATGGCCAGCGTTATATTTTGTGCTTTTTACCTCTATATTTTTACCTACATCTGCTATGCGTTTACCCTTAATCAAATACGGGTCAAAGTGGCAGCCTATAGCTTTAGCAACTGCCCACTCACTACCCGTAGCTGCTGCATCTTGTGCTATAAACTCGTGCAGGTTAAGGCCCGATGCTGCCGCTTCATAAGCGCCGCTACGCGTATCCCAATAATCAGGGGTATTTTCTGCCCTAATTAACGCCGCTTTATGGCAAGTGTATTGCTCTTGTTTTGTTAGCGTTATTTTAGTCATTTATTGTTTGCCTTTTCGCTATCGCTCATAAATGCTTCTGGTACAGGCTCGCGCTCAACTACAGGATCTAGGTTTAGCCCTGCCTCTGTGATTACCTCTGTGTAATCCTCTGGCATAAGCCATTGTGCATCATATTTACGCATCCATATTGGCTGGCATTGATTAGCTTTGACCTTCTCGCGGCACATCCAGCCTTTGTATGGCGCACCTGTCTTGCCTATGCCCTCTAGCAGCATCCTAAAACCGTGTTTACAGCTTGGCTCATTAGGCAGGTCTGTAGCTACTGTTTTAATAAACTTTGTAGGGGCTGTAACGCTCTGTGCCTTGTCCATATCCTGCCGTGTAGGTCTACCTATGCCACCAGGAGTTAGCAAGCCTATAACGCGACCGTAAGCGCTAGTAACGCAATTCTCTACCCAAAAATTAGCATTAACGCCACGGTCTGACCTAACCTCTAACGCATAATCTACAGCGCTTGGCTTCTCATCATCATAGTTTTTATAGGCCTCAGCTCTTACCAATATGTAGCCATCTTTTAGGCTTATATCCTCTATGTATGCAACTAGGCGCAAGCCCGGATATTCTGCCCGCGCCCTAGTTATGCGGGCGTTTACATCCTCATAGCCCTCTAAGAAATTGCTCATTTATTGGCCTCTCTTAGCGCCTTAGAAATATTTTTACCGCGTAGATAACCGTCACCGTGGCCCTCGCGGTAGCCTGTGCGATAGGCAGCTAACATAAACATACCTACCATTAGCACCGTAAATAAAATTACTGCTAGATCTATTAACATACAGCCCCTTTAGTTATGGCTGTTAGGTCTACCTGCTAAGTAGCCCTCTCAGCGTGTAGTAAAAGTATGACCTATGCCTGCGACATATTGCTAGCTTTCTAGCGGCGTGTCTTTCTTTGTGTCTTTATCAGCCTTAGACTTTAGCCCATTACCAGCTAACACCCCGCCTAGCGCACCCGTTAAAAATATGGCTAGGGTTTGTAGCAACTGTATAAAGTCACGGTCATTAGGACTCTGTGCATTTATAGGCTGTGTTACAAATACCAGGGCATAAACAGCGCCAAAGGTAATAGTAAAAAAAGTTACAGCTAATACAGCGCCTATAAAAAAGATTAAGCGGGCGTGTATGTCCTCCGGGCTTAGCCGCCTTGCCGGTTTAATCGTTGATCCTAATAAGGTCTTTAGTACAAACGCCTGTAGCTTCGCATTGGGGCGGGTTGCACTCGGGCTTTTGCCAGTTTTCATAATTCTGGCAAGGATAGCGCACCCACCCGTCATAACCACAGCCCACTAGGGGCGTTATACAGAGCAGCGCCCCTAGTAGGGCCTTAGTCACTTTGCGCCTATACCAAATTGCTTCTCGTTAGGCTGTACAGCTTTTAATACTGGACCAATAAAAGCGGCTATAAAAGCATTAGCCAATACTTTAGGGTCTGTTATGCCTGCTAGGTACAAAGCTGCAACGCTAGCTAAAGCCGCGCGCCCGTAACTATAGGCCGCTGCCTCTAGTTTCTTTTTATTCATTGTTCTACCTGCTCTGCCCCTTGCGTTTTGCCCTTGCTTAACCTTAGTATTATTTTTGCAGCTTTAGCCTCATTTACAGCTATTTCAAAGTGCATTTCATCCGCTCGCAGCCACTCGCCGCCCCAGGCTAAACCATATTTTTTGCATAGCGCCTTAATCATTGGCACTTTCTCGGCTGGAAATGTACCGCGCTTAGTTAGCGGGTGTTTAGTGGCGTTTAGATCTATAGCTGTACCGCTGCTATGGCAGCTGAGTTTACCGACCACACCCCTTACATCTCTAAATGCGTAGCCCCACTCATCCCACTCACCTTGATCTATTGGCTCTATAAGTGTGTGGAACTCGGCGGCAAAACCTATAAGTAATGGAGCTACTTTTTTAGCGCATTTTAGTTTTCTGTTTGTGCCAGGTACAGGGTAATTTTCTATGCCTATCTCTGCCGGGTCTTTGCTAGCAGGCCAGCCGTTATAGCTAGTTAGCATCTACCCAAACCTGCTTTGCCTCACTCCAATACCATCTGCCCTCTGTAGGTCTAGGTGTTGGTGGTTGCCAATTATGCTCAGCATCTAGCGACCAAGATGCATAAGGCTGCGGCGCTATAAATACATCTGCCACAGGATCATAGGTATAACCTACGCTAGCGTATTGCTTGCGTATGTTATTGTTAATTGACGTTTGTACCCAAATACCACCAAGCAAGTTAGATAAAAACTCTTGACCTTTAGACTCAACCTCCACGCCGTCTATAAGCAGCTCTTGATTTTTTACAACTACAACTTGCTTAACTACATTGTTATCGTCTAATTCTGCGAAGTGTGCCATTAGAAAGTAATACTTCCTGTTCCAGTAAAGAAATAATATCTATAACCGCCTGTCGTAACTATCTCTGGAGAGCCCGTAGTTGCTGCTGCTGCTGCAAAAGTACTTGCATATTTAATTACTAGCGCTCCAGCTTTACCAGTTCCCCCAGGATCTGTTCCTGCACCGCCACCGCCTGAGCCATAAGAAACGGCATTATTTCCTGCGCCAGTTTTTGTTCCGTCACCTGCGCCAGTTCCACCAGCGCCAGCGTTTCCAGTTCCCTCAAATGAACCGCCACCGCCAGAATTAACGCGAGTCATACCGCTTAAAGCTGTAAAATTACCGCTAGTTAAATTGCTATCAATGCTAGTTAATAAATAGCCTTGGCCACCCGCGCCAGCCTGACCTGATGCTCCATTAGCACCTACCGCCGTTGCACCGCCGCCGCCACCTGATGAGCGATTACTTGAACTAAAATATGTTCCGCTTCCACCTGCGTTTGTATTAGCGCCGCTTGCGCTGCCGCCTGCTTGTGTGCTTACAAATTGACCAGAGCCCCCGCCACCTGATCCCCCTGTTTTGCCCGCTCCAAATCCAACGGCATTTCCACCGCCGCCGCCGCCGCCTAAAGTAATAATTGTTGTTGTATTAAATGTTGTGTTATTTCCATTTCCACCTTGAACTCCAGAGCCGCCACCCGTTCCACCTGCGCCACCAGCACCGATAGAAATGGCATAATTTACACCAGCAGTTACCGCTTGTGCAGAAATAATATCTAATTCACCAGCACCGCCGCCGCCACCTTCTCGGCCACCCCCTGCGCCTGCACCAATAGAAAATATATCTATCGCCGTTGGCTTTGGAACGCCTAATTTAGATGAAGCAATAATGCCCAATAAACTCATTAGGCAATATCTCCTACTACCAAAAATGTATTAGAAGCGGTGCAGATAATAGAAGCTGCGCTGTATTGTGCGCGTAGTTTAGGTGCGCTTGCGCTTGCGCCTGTGCTAGTTATTGTTACCCCTGCGCCTTGCGCTAAGGTTACTTGGCCTGCGCCTATCTGAGCAATATTTATTACATCACCTGCGCTAAATACAGACGGCGGCACAGTTAATGTAATTGGGCTGGCATTGTTAAGAGTTACTAGCTGATTAAGGTTGCCTGCTACTAAGGTATATGTAGTGCCTGTTTCTGCATCAAACTCTAGTTTTAAGCGTAGTACAGCTGTACCGCTAGTAACGCCGCCTGATAGCCCTGAGTCTGTGCTTGTAGTTATGCCCGTAATATCTCCAACAGGTGCGCCTACCCAATTTGAGCCGTCATAGTATTCTAAAGCGTTTGTATCTTTTAAGAAAGAATATTGGCCCTCTTGTGGAGAAGCTATAGCGCTACTGCGCGCCGCTGCACTTGCAAAAACTAATATGCCTTGCATTAAATAGCCGTTTACGTCCGCGGCTGTTAAAACCTCACCTGTAGTAAATGTCTTAAATCCTAAGCCGGCTGCCATTGTTCCCCCTTAGTAGGCTAAAACGCCTGTGTCTAGCAGGCCGTATATAGCAGAGTCTAGTATAAAGCCGTCTATTATCGGCTCTAGTGTTGTTAGTGTCGTTTTCCAGCTGCCGGGCGTAATTGCCATAGATACGCCAAACACCTGCAAAGTTTTAGTTAAGGTAGATGAGCCCGGTTGGTTTGTAGTAATAGTTATAGGGTCAAAAAAATCTAGATCTAGGGCGGCGATTATGCCGGCATTATAGTTATCTGTGTATAAATCTAGG